CTCGTTACATCGTCCAAATTAGTAACGCTGGTGGGTATGTCTTCCGCTAGACCAAGAACGCCGCTTGTACTTGGTAATATGATTGTCGTGTCTTGCGTAGCGCCTGAGCTGGGGCGTACCCATTGAGTAAAATTGCCCGCCTCGAATTTGAAGTAGGTCCCAAACTTTACAAGTAAATCAGCTTCATTGGCCTTACTCGAACCATCCAAATGCAGCGCAGTAAATGCTGTGTCACCATCCGCGTCAGTCGCTACAACAAACTCAATATCACCAGGTGACGTTTCGGTGAGCACGACCTTGGTTTTGCCTGTCTGTACGGTTGCCTTTGTTTGTTCTAGTTTTAACTCGCTATCCGTGCCTGCGCCGTTTTTGACCGTTGTTTCTAAGCCTTGTTTAAACTCTTCATAGAGAATAGTTGTGCGGCTGTCCTTTACCCAGCGACCCCCCGAACCACTGTCCCACATTATGCTTTGACCTACAGACGGGTTGTCAACTTCTACATCATCCAATTCGTCCAGCGTCGAAGCGCCGCCCGCGTCGTCTGCCGCTTCCCAGTTTCCCGTGCTGCTGTTGTATGCAATCAGCTGACCGTTTGTGACGCCGCTCACATCTACGTCGCTAAGGTCGCCAAGCTCGGCACCCGTCACTGGTGTGCCTAACGCAATCTCAATGTCGTCGCGCTTAATGCGAAAGGTAAACTTCAGCACCTGACTGTAGCGGCGTGGGTCGTATTCAATCTCAACGTCGACGTCATTAAACTGAACGCTCTCCACGTTTACGCCGTTGTATGTTCCGCTCACGCGATCCAGTGCACCACGGACTGCCACACCTAAGTCAGCTGCTTCGTTGTAGCTGTCGGCATAGCACAGAAACTCAAACCGTACTTCGTCGAGCTTAGACGGTCCGTCGTGGGTATCCTCTGGCGCTACGCTCTGCAGCTGGTAAATAACAAAAGGCGTGACCGCTTCCTGCTCTGCAATCTCTGGAAAGATGCGTGTACCTACAATGTCAGTGACGCCAGAGTTGGCGCTCAAAATTCCATATACTGCTCTTCCTGCGTTCATTTCTTCTTTGCTTTTGCTGCGCGGTCAATCGCTTTCTTGTATCGCTTGCTCATAAGGTTAAGCGCCTCCGTGCGCTTGTTACGTATGGAGCGTTCAAAGACACCCTTGTTTCTGCCTTCACCAAACTTGCCGTCACCGCCTTCTACAATATTAGCAAACCAGCCGTCTTCGTCAAGCGGCATGCGGCGTCCTACTCTTGGACCCACCCAGTAAGTATTGGCCTGCTTGTCAATCAACCAGACACGCACCGAACGGTTGAGCGTACCAATCGGAATATCAAGCGGCTTTTGCTTGCCTCGACGGATGCGAATAACTTCACGCGCGTCTTTGATGTTTGTTTGCATCTCGTCCTTGTACACCTTACCCACAGCGCGGTGGATACGTCGTTGCACGTTTTTGTCAGCTATTTGCTTGCGCATGTGCTCCAGCTGCTTCATAAGCGGCTTGATGTCTACGCCGATACCTTCAAAGCCAGTACCTGCGCCTTTCATTTCTAAACTGCCGCGTGCCATCAGGTGCCAGTAATTTGACAAAGCAGCACAAGCTGGTCCTGTCGGCCAACCTCCTCTATGCCTTGAATGTTGTAATACTTGGAATTGTACAGCACGCGGTCGTCAGCCTTGATGCCTCGGCTGTCGCTGCTGCTGCGAATCTTAAAGCGCACGCGCTGAATCGGCATGTCTTGGTTGGTGCTGATGCGCTCGGTCATTCCTTCGCCCGCTTTCATCAGCTCGGCCCATACGGTCAGCAAGGTGCTCCACGTCTGCACGCGCTCGCCATATGCGTTTGTGCTCGTGGTGTATCGTTCTACCGTTATGCGTCGGTCGCTCTTGCCTATCCTCATCGGTCAGAAATTACGCGGTAAGGATTGAGCAAGCTGTGGATCAGGTTGGGCACTTCTGCTGTGCTGGTACCTACTACAACTATGTTGCGATTCTCATAGAAGTGCGCCACCAGCAACTTGATGGCGTGAATCAAACCGTCTGGCACTTCAGCCTCAAGGTACCCCAACTCCATCGTCACCTGCACGCCGTTGCTGGTATCTGGGTGCACCGTCGGTGGCGATATGGTCGTGATGCGTGCGGGCTTGCGCTTGAGGTCGGTGTAGTATTGCGACGTCGCCAAGGTAAGCGTCGTGCTCGGCGTGTTGTTGTAGACGATGCTTGTGATGCTCCTCACAGGTCCAACAGGGATTTCCCACGTACCACGAAACTCGTCAAGATACATGACCGCCGTAACGTCGCCCAGCTGCACGTTGCAGTAATTCTGCACGTACTCAATGGCCGCGCTGCGTAGCGCCTCGATCAGCGCGTCCTCGTCGCTGTGGTCTACGCGCAGGAATGTCTTGAGGTCGGCGGTGCTGACGATGCTGGACTCGGCAGCTGCGCCAGTAATCTCTAAAGTGTAGTACATGGGTGCAAGATAAAAAAAAGGCCCCGCATGGTTGCGAGGCCCTTTCTCATTCAATCAATCTACTCTTACGAGTCAGCGCCCAAGATGTTTGCAGCAGCAAATGGCAATGCACCTAAGCTGCCTGCACGTCGGACTTTAGCGTCAAAGAAAGTATCGACTACAATCTTAACTGTGCCTTCAGAGATTCCGCTGAAGATGTCCAACGTCACGTCCAATCCGCCCCAGTTAGCGTAGAACATATCCGTCCAATCTCCGTAGTAAACGAATCGCAAAGCGTCCCAACCAGTAGCTGCACCCAGTGCAACGTCAGCTGCACCACCTTCAATCAACTCAGATGCGTAGAGAGCACCAGCGTCAATAGAAGGAACAGAACCGCTTGACAATACGTTGTAGCCAAAAATTTGACCGTTCTCAACCAAAGAGCTTACGCTTGACACGTTAGCAAGACCCATCAAGAAAGCGTAATCAGATGGGTGAGCAACGAACTGTGTGTTGTTCTCTGCACCGTTTGCAGTGATTTCTGCCCACAAGTCGCGGATGTCAGCAGCAGTAGTTGCAGCCAAGTCATTCGTACCTGTCTCAGTACCCAACACAACTGTACCTGTCTTACCAGCCAAAGCGGTAGAGCCACCTGTACCGTGAATGCTATTCAAAGCAATCTTGTCTTGAACGACTGCGATAGCTCGGCCAAAGTCAGCAGCAATGACAGACGCCATGTTGCCGTTGGTTTGGTTGATTGCTTCCTTGGTTACGATCATCTGCTGTGCAATGCGTGATGGTGACAAGGTTTGTGAACCCATCGCGCCGCTGTTAGATGTAACAGCTGCACCTTCTGCTGGCTCCTTAGCCGCGTCAGTTGGAAGTGATGGCATCTTGATGTCACCGACAAAGCCGTTGAGCTGAGTAGCGCCAGTAGCTGCCAAGATTGAGTTGGAACGCAAAGCGCCAACCAATGCAGTTACCTCAGTGGCTACAGTTGCAACGCCTGTGTCAACGTCACCCAAAGTTGCATCGGTGCCGTATACGTTACGAGCTTCAATGAGCATTGACTGTGGGATGCTGAAGTCACCGCGCAAGCCAAGACCCAAGGCGCTTGCCTCTGATCGTGCTTCCTGCATTACTTCTTTTTCCAAGCCAGTCACACCACCGTGTGCAGCTTCGCGCAAAGCCTTACCAAAATCGAACTTGGCGTTAGCCTTGATTGCCTCCTTGTCGCTTCGTACAACGGCATCTTGTGCAACGGCACGAGCCTTGAGGCGCTGTTCGTTTTTTGCCAAGCCGTCGCGCTGCTGTTCAGCTGCTTCGAGCTTGTTGTGGATGTCTTGCGTCTCTTCCAATTCCTCAGAAGTCAACGCGCGCTCCTCGGTTTCTGCGAGGGCGTTGATGTTGGCCAACTTGTCCTCCAGCTGAGAGATGTAGCGGGCCGCATCATTTGAGTTGCGAAAATTCATAATCTTTATCTGTTTTGCGGTCTTCTCCGCTGTTTGCTCAAAGGTACGCACTTCCTGCTTTTCAGGTTGCGCCTCTGATTTCGTTTTAATTTCTTCTACTGGCTCAGGCTTAACCTCTGCCATCTGCCGCGCCGCCACTGTCGTGGTTGGGTACGCTGGATAGGTGACTGGCGACACGTCGAGCAGGCGCGCCATCTTCGTCACGGTCCGTGTGCTGCGGTCCTCGCTCCACTCCTGTTCGGCAATGGTAAACGCAAAGGATGACTGCGAGATGTCGCCGCGCTTAATTAGCTTGTAAAGGTCGCGCCCGTCTTGCGTATCGGCCAAAGCTGCACGGTACTTAAGGCCTGTGTCGTCAATGCTCAACTCCAGCGTGCCGTTCGTGGTGCGTGCCATCGGTGCACCTTCGTGGTTGAGCAGCAGCCGCACGTCGTCCTCCATGACGTCGTCAAAGGCGCCGCGTGCAATTTCTTCCTTGAAATATCCGAGGTCGGTGCGCTGCTCAAAGTTTGCAGCATAGCCCTCAATGACCAGCGAATCGTCGCCAGCGGCTCGCACCTCTGCGGTCCGTAGCTCTACGTTCTCGCCGTATTTGTTGCGCAGTTCTTCAACTTGCGCGTTCTCTTTATTCTCCATTACTACTCAATTTAGTGCTGTACTCGTCGAGCTTGTCCAGCGCAATTTGATTGACTTGGACCATGTGAGCATCACCACCTTGCACGCTGTTCATGTCCTCCGTGCGGCGTGCTTCGTTGATGCTCATGATGCCCGCCTTGACAAGCGTGTCGTAATACTGGGCGCGGCTTACGCTGTCGCCTCGCAAAAGGTCTGCGAGGTCGAAGCGCGTGAAGTGCGTGAGGCGCTCGTCAGGTGCAATCAGCTTGCAATTCATCTCCTGCTCAATCTGCCGAGTCCATGGTACAATCGTGTACTTGGCAAACTGGATAGCCTGCTGCTCCGTGTTGCTGTACGTTACATTTGACTGCACACCCACAAGGCTCGGCGGTACGCCAAAGATTCGGCAAATCTCCTGATTTAGAAAGTCGCGCTGCTCCGTCAGGCTCGCGTTCTCTGGATCAACTGCAATACGGTCGTATCGAAAGCCAAACGGCAGCAGCTTAGTGCCGAGCTGGTCACCGCTGTTGTTCCAGCTGTCTTTGATAATGTCAATCTGCTCTTTCTTCAGTGGCTCATTGCTGGACAAGATGCCCGTCATATTGCCTGAGCTACCAAAAAACTCAGCAGCAAAGTCCTGCGCGGCCTTCGCCAGTCCGAGCATCTCGCGGTGCAATTCAATCGGGCTTTGTCCGTACAGGTTGCAGACGCGCAACATGTCAGCGTGCATGTACACGCCACGGTCCTTGACCTCGTACATGGCCTCACCGTCAACCATCTTTTCTTTGACCGACTTGGGGTTGACGATGCAAAGCTCATACGGGTCGCCATTCGGCAGGCGCTTGATGATGGCGTACGCCTTGCCATAGATTAAAATGTTCGCTACGTATGTCTGCCAAAAGTCGTATGCTGTATAACCTTCTTCTGCCTCTACGCTGATGAGGTCCTGAATGGTGTGACCCACGCTGACCTGCACGCCGTTCTCGGTGCGGCGCATGACGTCGAGGTGCAGCTGCGCGATTGTGCTGCTGATGCGCTGAACACATGCGTACACCGTAGACAAACCCATGGCTGACTCGGTGTCTACGTAGGCGCCCGCCCGCGTGCTGATACCTCGCAAATGTGATGCGAAAGAATGGTGACCTGTGTACGCTACTTGGTACCCGTCACGCTGGAAAATTCGTTGAAACCAGTTAGCCATTGGCCGCAAGTTACGAAAGGTTGATAATCTCAAAATACCCCTCGTCCTCTGCTGGGCTTTTCATGTGCTCACCGATGCCCATAATCATGGCCACGATTGGGTCAATCTTCCCGCCGCTCTTTTGTTTGTCAGCTTTGATGTTGCCCGCTGGGTCCATCTTGAGTTCGACGTTGCCAAGCGCCCAACGCAGTACGGGATCGCCGTCGTGCCACAGCTTGCCCGTCCTGACAAGTACCTCCAGCTGCTTGGTCGGTGAACTCATAGATACGAAGCCTTGACCAAACGGCACCAGCGGCACACCGTCATCAACTAAGTCGATGGCGATTTGCGTGCTGTTGTATCTGTCAAATGCAATCTTCTGCACGTTGTACGTGTGCATCAAGCTCGACTCCTCAACTACTTGGCCCTCGGGTTTGTTCATCACGCCGCTCACCTTTCGGCGAATGCTTGCGTAATCGGTCACGTTGCCATCGGTCAGGTGCACGTTCGGCAGGTCGAGAAAGGTGCGGTAAATGTGTGACGGGTCACGGTCCAGCACTTGGTGCACCGTATCGGCAGGCAGGAAGTAGTGGCCACGCACATGATAGCCGCCGTCCTCTGGGTAACACATGACCAGCGCCGTCATGTCGCTTACGCTGGCAAGGTCAAGGCCGCCCCAGCATTTGAGGCCGTCGAGTTTGGCGTCGCGCTTGTTGCGCATCCAAACCTCATCCTGTATCCACGTCTTGCTTGCCGTCACCCACTTGTTGAGGTGCTTCGTTTTAAACTCTACCTCGCGCGAGCCGCCAAGGTTGATGGCTTGCTGCAGCTGGCTGTCCAGCAGCTGGCCACGCAGCGCCGTACCCAGCGACGGGTTCGCCTTGACCCATGTGCTGGAGTCGGTCCAGTCGTCGTCGTCGTCCAGTTCGTAAATAACAGCGAACTGCGCATCATCGTGCTTAATGCCGTCCAAGATTTCCTTGCATGTCTTCTGCAGCTCGTAGCATGGTGACTCGCGATTGAAGCCTGCGGTGGTAATTGTAAGGTGCAACGGATTGCGTCGCGCCTGCATACCTGATCGCAGCACGTTGGCCACGCCGTCGGTCTGGTGTGCATGGTACTCGTCGATACCTGCGAAGTGGACGTTCAGTCCGTCGAGCGTGTCGCGCTCGGAGCTGAGGTACGTGCACCGCGCCGAAAGCGTCGGCGCTTTAATGTCGTGCTTGCCTGCTTTGAGGTGCTTTCTAAGCGGCGGCGAAATCGTAACCATTCGCTGCGCTTCGTCAAATCCAATCTTGGCTTGGTCTTTCTTAGTTGCTGCAAAATAAACTTCAGCAGCTTTTTCTTGATCAAAGAATAAAGCAGCGAGCGCAGCGCCCGCCATGAGAGTCGTCTTACCATTCTTGCGAGCAACCGTGATATAAGCATAATTGAATCTTCGTGTACCGTCCTCACGAAACCATCCGTAAAGATTCCACAAGATAAACTTTTGCCACGGTAGTGGGTCAAACGGCTTGCCGTCCCATTCGCCTACGGTGTGCCTGATGGCTCGCTGGAAAAAGGTGATGTAAGCCTGTGCCGTCTTTGGCCTAAACTCTAGGCCGCGCTCCTCGGCGGTGTCTAGGTCCGTGAGGTAACGCTCGCACGCTTTGCGCGTGTACTTGCTGGCGACCAGCTTGCCATGCACCACGTCGAGCGCATACTGGTGGCCTTCACCTTCAAGCATTTTTGAATGTCAGCAGCTGCTCAAGCTCGTCGTCAATCTCCACGTCTACCTCGATGCGCTTGCGTGCTGCGGGCGTCATGCCCAATTCTTTCAAAACCACAAGGTACTTGGATCGGCTTTCGACCAGCATCTGGTGCTCTGGTCTGTGCTTCGTCATGGTGTCGCCTGCACGGTTGACCGTCTCATAGGTGTACCCTTTTTCGTCAATGATGGCCTGCAGTTCGCTGACCTCCACGGTCAAGCATGCCGCCATCTTCAGC